GTTTACCGTCATCCCATGTGAGGCCAAACATACTTACCTGTAATCTTTGTCTGAACCTTTTGTTTAAAAACATATGGGCAATAGCCTTATGTCTTTTAAACGTGAGCCTTTCAGATGGGAAATCCATGCGATACCAATTATCTCCCGTTACATCTCCGTCAAAGTTCAATGCCCCCTTATGTTGCCTATTATCTGCATCGTCTAAAAATATCTCTTCCTCGTAGTTCTGGTTGATGGTTTCATCTAATTCATATTGATCGTAATCTCCAACAATGCCAGGTTTTTTGTCTGTTTCCTCAATTTCAACTTCTATATTCCGAATATTCCACACCGCTGGGTTTATTGGCATGGTGTGTAAAAAGTAGAATGTAATTTCACCACTCACAGGAGTAGGTGATGTTACCATCAATCCATCTGTATTAGAAAACTCTGTCCATTCACCTGTATTTTCAGTAGGAATGAAATCAACATTCAATTCCTCGTAAGTCGTACTCCACGTTAAATCAGCCGTTAAATAGTAAGTAGTTGATGTACCCACAAGTTTAACCACAAGGCCAGGGTAAGCCCTTAAAGTACCTGTCAATCCAATGTTCCAAAACCTGTATTCAAAGTTGTACCTTAGTTTATCAGCCAACCCGATTGAAAAGGGTGTCGATTCGATAAAATGCGGAGTTGCATTATACGTTATTTCAAGATAGCTCTCAGTTACTTCATCTTGATCGTTGATGTCATCGGCTCGGTAGAATTCAGCACTTGGCGTACCTAAGTTGTTATTGGGTCTGCCCTTATAGAATTCCCAACAATCTACCTCATACGTCTTTCTTGTTTTAAATTTTGGCGGATCAGCAGGAACTCCGCTACCGGCTTGATTTTCGATAAATTCCCCAGACTGATAATCTTGATTGCAAATAATTTGATTAGGGAAGCGATAGAAAAAACTAATCTTATTTCTTTTGGCGGGTCTTTTTATGCTTCTCAGCATCTCAGGCATCACAGGCTTTACTAATTCACCCACGCCTATATTGACTTCGTAATCATTCGAAAAACTGCTATACGGGAATGTAAATTCTTTTTCTAACCCTTGAATGATGTTGTTAGTTAACCATTCTTCTGCCCTTCCAACGTACCATTGAGAAAAGTACTGATAAACGCTTAAATTCCATGCCCTTAAAATTTTGTCTAATACTTTGTCTTTTGTATCGCCTTCAAAAGTTTTGCCGTCAACTGTTATCTGATCCAATGGATTATATTCGCCATCAGACCTGTCATCCATTCCGTTGTAAAACAGATTATTTACGGTTCGATAATTAAAAAATTGAAGGGGCGTTTCTTCTAAACAAATGGCTAAAAATCCGTTTAATGATTGCTGACCTATAACCTGTGTCATTGGCTGGCTGCCTATTGTACCAAGTCCATCAGTAGCCCTAAGAGTAATATAATGATAAGTATCTATCCAGTTTTCTTCAAAGTCATCCTGCATTAGGCAGCCTGTCCAAAAGTTTACGTCGTTAAAATAAAACCTAACTTGAACACCGTCATCCTCATTGCTCAGAAATTCATCCATGCTTACGTTGTCCGATAGTATTTCAAGCTCTGCTATAAATCCTCTTACAGGTTTAAAAAAATCCTTATCACCATTGAACTCACGTAAAACAAATGGCCTTGCACCTGGGTTGAGTATTTTCAACCCCGAAGGAGCATCTTTAATAAAAATATCTACCCTGCAATCGTTATCGTCCAGAGATTTAAAAGAGTACCTATATTTAAGCGTGTAACTCATCCTACCCTCCCTATTCTTGCATTAGACCCAGATAAAACACCTACTAAGTCAGTACCTCTGGCTTCTATTCGTACACCGCCAGAAAGAGCTAATCCGCCACCAGTTATACCTCCAATATTTGGCCCTGCTGCACCGCCTCCTAAAAATCCTCTAAATATTGCACCAAAGCCTTTAACAGTTGATCCACCAACACCAACGGCAGCACCTAATCCACTTGCTGAAAGAATGGCCGCTAATATTGCCGCCCTTGCTATCGCTATGCCTATCTGAACTACTAAGGCTTTTAAGCTCTGGCCAATAGATTTAAATATGTTCGCACCGTTGCCTAATGCTTCGAAAGCAGTATTGATTACGGGGGTTAAAAACTTATCAAACTGAGTTATAATAGATTGACTTTTTTCTTGTATTAGTTTCCAATTAGCATCTTCGCCAAACTTTCTGAGTGCATCGAATGCAGCCTGTGGGATGGTAAGTTTTAATGGAATGCCCTGGGTCGGGTTAGTATTAGCAATCGTTTCCTTTCTCAGCTTTTCTAATGCCGCCTCTAATGCAGGTTGACCTTTACTAAATTCTACCGTGGCAACCTCAAGGGAAAGGGTATCTACCTTTGCAGTTATTTTATCTGTTTTAGGTATTTCTACCTTTGGAACTTTGATTGGCTTCCCCTTAAAAATATTACCTGCTGCCCTACTAAAGTTTGTACTCGCTTCTAATATTCTGTCAAAACCTTTTCTTAAATCACCAGATACCCCGATCAAATCTTCAGCTTGTCCCTTAAATGAATCTACTTGATTCTCTAAAGCCGATACCCTTGTATCTACTGCGGCAATACCTTTCGGCCCTTCATTAATAGACCTTTCCCTTGCTTTTCTTAGTTCATCTTCTGCACTTCCTAATTTAGTAAGGACATCAACCAACTTTAGCTGTGCATCCAACTGCTTACCCGCTACTTCTGCTAATTTGTTTTCTGATGCTAATGCTAAAGCCTTATTTAAAAGAGCCTGTGTAGTTCTTTCTATTTCTGAGGCCGCCTTGCCGTTTAGAAAAGCCTCATCTGTTACATTCTTTAGGTATGGCCCATATTCTTCTCTTAGCTTACCTAATGCCCCTTTACGAGCCTCTGTTGCTTGTGTGTTGTCGGATATGATCGCTGAAAGGAACTTTAGTTTAGCTACATCTCGCCCCGATGCTTCGGTTGCTTCTTTTTGGATGGCTAATGTTTCCTGTTGAGCCTTAAACCAATCTTTTCCGCTTGATGTTAAGGCCTGAAGTGCCTTTGATAATGACCCGTACTTTTGAACAGCTACTGTAATGGCAGAAGTAACCAAAGAAAAACCCAATAACAAACCACCACCACCCAAAAGACCACCCGCTAATGCTTTTAATGCGCCGCCTGTGCTTCCTGACTCTCTTTTAAGTGCTTGGAATGATTGTATCAGCGGTTCAATGTTATTCTGAATGCCGATAAACCCAAAGGGAGCATCCTGTGCAACCCTGCCTAAGTTCTGAAGTGCAAATGCTGCCCTATTAGAGCCGCCCGCAGTTGATTGTAAGGCTACACCTATATCTTTAATAGGCTTATCAACCCTAACCCTCCCTACTGCTTCTAATTCCCTTTTTAGTGTAACTACTGATGGGATTACAACATCTACACCAGGCTTTATTTTTTCGATTTCATCAACTACCTTTCTCGTATTCTTTGTAGTCGTTAAATCAAATAGAGATGGGAACTTTTTGCCTCCTATTTTGTCAATAGTAAAGCCAAAAGCCTTTAAGTCTTTATCAGCCTTATCTAAAGACGTTTGCAGTTCAGTTACATCAGCACCTATTTTTATCCGCAGACCTTCTTCAGCCATTTTTGTTTTTTACTGCTTCAAATAATTTTGCCAGTTCATCATCGGAACTTTGTACCACTTCATCGCCTAAATCCCATAATTCATTGGGGCTATTAGGGGGCTTACTACTCCACAGTCGAGCCATCATGAATATAATGTTCCGGTTCAGCTTGTAATCGTCTATACGCCTCGCCCTGTACCCTTCAGCCATTAGCATGAACTCTTTTGGTGATACGCTGTAAAAATCAACAGGCATCAATCCCATTTGATACGCTAACTTTTCGACTTCTTCAAAGGACTCTTTTTTTTTGTGTCTTCGCCTTTCAATAATTGGCACTCGCTCCAAACCTTGATAACACTTGTCAGGGCGGCAACTTTGTCATCATCTCCTATACATGATTCTACAAAATCTACCACCCCCTCAAATGTTAGTTCTGGGTTTATTTCTTTGACGGCACAATTATTTAAGTAGCCTGAATAAATAACATGGGCAATGCCAATTTCATTTATTTCATTTCCAGAAAAGCAGAACCCATTTGTTAGCTTTTCAGAAAGGTATCTTGCTGAGTGCATCCCAAATTTTAGCCCTACTTCGGTTTCGTTTATGTTAAGTTTTGTGTAATTCATATTACGGAGTTATGTCGATTACGCTATCTGATTTAAAGGTAACTGAAAAAGAAATGTAAGCCGCTGAACTTGACTTGTTCAATGACAAAGCAGTAACTTTTGCAGAAAATTGATGGTAGTAAGCAGCTCCCAAAGATGAACCAGCAACAACCGGATTTTGCACCCTTACGGACACAGTTGATTTGTTGTTAAACGCAGTCAAAAGGCTTGCATAAGATACCTGTGATACGGTTGGAGCAGTTTCACACAATGCTTCTGCTGTGATTGTGTATGAAACGCTGCCCACACTTGTAAGTGTGCCGCAATCGGTTTGCTCTTCCGAAACTTCGACTGTTCCGTCTACTGTTCCAGATGAAACGCAAACAAGCGTTTTGTAAGATACCCCGCCCGCTACATCAACCTCAATGGGTTGGTTAGAACTTGTAATTTGTGCCATTAGTATTGAATTAGTAATTGATTAAATGTTAATATTTTTCTTGTTATGTATTCCCCGTTGGTATCTCTTTCGTCTAAAATCCTTGTTGATTCTAATTGAATGTGTCCTATTTGAAAGTCATTGGAACTCATTGAACTGCCACCACCACCAATGAAAGGCAAAACACGCTGCATGACATCCTCTGATATTTCCTCTACTGCATCATAGTTCTGGTACATATTTTGCCTTACATAAACCTCCACGTTAATCACCACGCTACGGATAAACTTTGCATCATTAGCCTCATTGGTATCTGTGATCGTTGTTAGTTCTATGTAGTAATCTCCGGTAGTGTTTACTGGTAAGTTTTCGTAAACGGGTATAGTGTAGCCCCCATAAGTGATACCACTCAGGACGTTTTTAAATGCGGTTCTTATTGCTTTACTTGCGTTTTTCACGAAGTATTTTAATTACGTTTTTAACAATCTGCGGCCTGTACGTGTAAACACTTGGGAAGAAAAACGGCTGCGGCTTAATACCTTTTTTCATTATTATCATTGCAATAAACCTTGCTAACTGTCTTTCGTATATCCCCTGTGATAATGTCCCTGCCTTTTTTACTTTCCCGTCTTTCGTGTACTTTATTTGGGTTGCTGCTATTCCCTTTCTTTTTACCCAAATCGTTAGCTTATCGACTAACTGCTCAAAAGTTCCTTTACCCTTCTTCCCCCTAAATTTTGCTGCATAGGCTTGTAATTCACCTGGAACTTTTGCATACCCTTTTGTTCCGAACTCTAAGTAAGCAGCGTAATCACTTTGTGCCACTAATTCCCACTCCATAAGACTAATCCTGTTAGGTGAAATGCTACGGGCCAAATCTCCATTGTCTTTAGGTGCTAACCTCTTAGCCATTTTTTCCATATCCGCCATCCTTCCTCCTATCTCCGCATCGACTTCGTGAGCAATATCATCAGCCGTTTGTTTTAGCTTGTTGATAGTACCCTTTAGGCCAGAAAGAGATATATTATAACTCATATAACTACCTTTCTGTAAAATCTTGCATTCAATAAATTCGTATAAGGGTACTGTGTAACACTCGCTGCGTTATCTTTATCGGATTGAAAATTCATCCCCCTATTCTTATACTGCCATGCTACAAGTACTTTCATATCCGTAATCAAATCATCCGGTAAACTTGTAAATCCAGATGTGTATGTTACTCTAAACTTAGAAAAAGTAAATACTTTTAGTGTGTCGTTTATTACCGAATAATCCGAACTCGTTAAAGTAACCCATTCATCTTCTACCCACTTCTGAACGCTTGTAACATTAGAAACAGGGCCATACGGAAGATCGAACTCTAATCTGTCATTACTTAAAGTTGACTGAATTGTTTTCACGCCAAAACTCAACCCTGTGTATTTTTCAAGATTTAATCTGGTTGACTTAATCAAGGCAGTAATTAAATTATCATCGCTCGTATAATCGACTATACGCATCCATGCTTTAGCATCTGTTAAACTAAGCGGTTCGGCAACTAAATCTGATGTTACTTTAACTATCATATAGTGTTATACTTGTTCCTTATTTCTTTTGCCCACAATTCAAATTCCTCCAGTTCCTTAGTAGGGTCTAATTCCCTTGATCTATCTTTAGCCTTTTTGCTGGCCTTGTCGTATTCTTTCTTATCGTCTAATTTCTCTATCGCCCTCACCCATTCATCTATGTTATCTCTATCTTTTATGTAGATCCCCGCTTTATCGCAGTTTTCAAACAATCCAGGCGTTTTAGTACAAATAACAGGTATGCCGCTACACATGGCTTCAGTAGCCGTTCTCCCCCATGATTCAAAGGCACTCGGCATAATTAAAATTCGAGTCTTCGAATAAATGTCTTTTATGTATTGAGTTTTTTCGTGTATCTCTACGTTAGTCGGTTGATCTAATTGTTGCCCGTCTTTAGCTGGCTCTGAGTAACTTCCTTTTACGCCTATAAATTTCTTATGTGGCATCCTTTCAGCAATTTGCTTTAAAATATGCCCGCCTTTGTTTTTGTCTAAGTTGATTAGCGTTATAGCCTCATTCTGTTCCGTATTCTTCTTTGTATCGTAATATCTAAAATCACAACTTGGATGAAGCACAAAACTTTCATGAGTGTATTGTAATTTTTCTTTTGCTGCATTGGAATTGTAAACTATGTATTGTGGTCTATCTGCTTGTTTGATGCTTTCGTATGGTGAATAGTTGTGAACCAAGTGCATTACCGGCTTCTTAAACATCCGGCCTAAGTGAATGGTATTCTGTGTAAAATCCAAATGCGTTACAATTACATCTGCCCATAAGAACAACGTTTCTACCATTTGCTCATTAGGCGGGAACACATCTACTCCATCGTACACATAAATGTCTTTGATGTTGTAGTGATTGCTTTGCCATATCAACACCCTCACCTCATGGCCTTTAGAGATTAGATACTTATTGATGTTGTGTATCATCATCTCAGCACCGCAAAGATGCTTAGGAGGGTACAAGTGTATGGAGCAAAGGAATTTCATGTTAGTTTTTTACGTATTCTACCAAAATCATTTTATATCCCAAATTGTCTAATGAACCATCCATGACAACACTAAACCCATGAGCCTGAAAGTCTAAAGTTGACCAAAGGCTTTTGTGTACCTCTAATTCATTACCCATGTAAGCACCCTGTTCAATGAACACCCCAGGAGTAACTACAATGAAAACACCGCCTTTATTAAGTCTTTCCTTACACTTAGTAATCACAAATACACCTTCCTCTTTCGTGAAGTGTTCCAGTACATCAGTCATTACTATGCAATCCCATTTCCTGCTATCTGTTTCAAAGAACTTTTCTATTGTGCATTCATGCACCACGTTGTAACATTCCCACAAAGGAGATCGGTAGTTAAACCCCTCTACTCCTTCTAAATGCGTTTTGTATGGCTTTACTCCGTTGTCAATCCAATTCCTAACTATCGCCCCGTTGATGCCGTGTCCTATTCCTAAGTCTAATACACTTTCATGCTTGTTCATTAGCATGATCCTAATTAGGTAAGGGATCGTATTGAATGCTCCTATTGGCATGAGTTGAGTTTAATAAAGGGGGATTTCTCCCCCCTTATATTTAAGATGCAGAACCGTAGATAGCGGCAGTAGGCTGGAAGCTCAACAGAGCAACACGAGCCTCACAACGATATGTTACGAGATTCTTGATGAAATCATCCTGATCGCTCTCAGTAGACCTAACCTGAAGACCTGAAGCCTGTGCAATTGCAAACGCCTGACGATTCAACACATGGATTCTTCCGGTAGGAATAGCCTGATGTGGAATCAAAGGAATACCCGCAATACGAGTTTCTCCGTTTGCACCGATGGTGATACCACCAGGCACAGAGTAAGAACCGTTAGAAGGCAAAGTATTCAACACGCTTGCCCAAACTGCATAAGTAGTCAGGATGGTGTCAGCTACACCAAGACCCAAGGCACCATGCTGGCCAACGTAATCAATCATACGTGGAGCTGCTCCGGTAGATGATGTAGAACCAGCAGTAGATGCAGCGGTGATAGTAGCCATAAAGCTATTATTTACACGCCTGTTCCAGTCTTCCAAAAGGGAAGTTGAAAGGTAACCCTGAAGGAAAGGAAGGTCTTGCAGCATCTGGCGAGATACTTTAGCATAACCCGCTACAAAAGGAACAGATACGTTCACCATTGTGATGTCGTAGTCAACCTGTGCTTTTGCTGAACCTTCAGTTTGATCTCCAAATGAACCCTCACCCGCATTAGGAACACCACCACGAGGGAAAGTAACTGAACCAGTAGCAGTTGGGATAATCCGGAACACATCATACAGATGCGGAGAAAAGAAATTCCTCATAA